TTAGTACGGCACTGTCCGACAACAACATAACATCATCACCAAATACTGCATCCTTAACGACAGACAATCCACCGTCAGTCTGCAAAGAGCCATCAGTTGTGCTTGTTGCCTCAGTCGCATCGTCTGTCTTCAGGATACCACTAAATGTTCCTGTTGTTGCGGAAAGGGTGCTTGCGCCTACGATTGTACCACTAACATCCAAGTTACCGTTTACGTCAATCAGGGTTGAGTTTAACTCAATCTCATCGTCAGCGTTGATATCTAAATCACCATCAGCCGGGGAGCCAATGTTAATTGCAGAGTCACGGAATTGAACTACCATTGCTGCATTGAGTAACAACCCGGTGTCAGCAACGTGGGTCAGGGTGACATCTTGGTCGTTACCAAATTGTACGGTACCTGCATCCGCAAGGAACAGGTCGCTGAACTCCTTAGATGCAGAACCCAGAGTAGTGCCGTCTGCGCTAACAGGAAGGATAGATGTTCCGAAAGTACCCGTGTTGATTACGGGGCTGGTGAGTGTCTTGTTTGTCAGGGTGTCTGTGGATACGAGGGAAACAAGAGTTGAGTTTGCTCCTGCGGGTAACATTAGAGTGTTTGTTACAGCAGCAGAGTGGGGTTGTCCGTATACTTTTTGACCGTGTGAGTTTGATTCACAGTTGAATACAATAGCACCGGAGTTGGTGTTTCCTCGTACAACTACCGTGCCTGTACCATTAGGAGCCAAGTCAATTGTGGCGTTGGATGTCGTGATGATATCCGCGCCGTTCATGTCGAGGTTGCCACCTAGCTGGGGAGTGGTGTCCTCAACTACGTTAGATATAGCCCCGGATGTTGCAAGACCTGCAACTATAGTGCTTCTTGAAATCTTCTTTAGTCCACCCCCTGATGTATCTACAGCGAGGAATACGTCATCGTTAGCTACTGTGGATATTTCAGAAAGGTCACCGACTGCCTTCTCTTCATAGCTAGTACCATCTGCAACAAGTATTTTACTTGCTGTGTTATCCGGCATACGTAGTTGTGCGCCAAGAGTAAGGTTACCTGACAGTTCAGCCGCACCGTTTATGTCGATTGTGGTGGCGTTTATTTCTATCTCAGTGTCAGACACAAGGTCGAGAACACCGTCGGCTGACTGATGTATGTATGTACCGCTATCCCCAAACTGTAACTGTCGGGTTGAGTTCAGAAGAATGCCTGTGTCAGCAACATGGGTGAGAGTTGTGTCTTGGTCTGCGCCTAAGTTGATTACGGCTGCATCAGCAAGAAACAGGTCACTGAACTCTAGAGATGATGTGCCTAGTGCGGCACCATCACTTGCGTCAGGGACAAACGCTGTACCTGCTGATACTGTACTAGCTCCAACAACGGTTCCGCTAACATCTAGGTTGCCGTTTACATCGATGGTTGTGGCTGCAATTTGTATTTCTGTGTCAGCTACGAGGTCGAGTTGACCGTCTGTGCTGGAGTTGATGTATATTGCAGTGTCGCGGAACTGTATCTTTTCTGTGGTGGACATGAGTATGTCGTCAGAGAATTGGAAGTAATCCTCGTCTTCCATCCATGTAAGAACGCCGTCACTGGTATTACCATCGAAGGTAATCGCAATGTCGGTGTCTGCACCTGTTCCAAAAGTGATGCTGTTACTTGCCAGAGCAGAGATTGGTCCCCCCTCTGCAGCAGTTCCATCGTGCGTGTGGCCCGTGCTTGCAGCAAATGCCGCAAGTAGTTGGTTAAACTCGTCGTTGGTATCTGCAGCGGAAATTGTATCGCCGTCAGCATACGTGGACTGTCGTGTATAGGTTGCGCCCATTTACCTTCTTGCTCCCACCTGAAATTCTAATTGAAACCCTTTTAGGGTGTAAGGGGCAGTAGCGGTTGCCCCGTCTTCTACTCGTAATGCTACAGCAAATCCTGAACCCTCTACTGCTTTACGAACAATAGGTTGTGACGGTCCACCGTACACTGCGTTTCCGTAAGTCGAACTGCCGTATGTACCCGCAACGTTCGTGCTGTCTAACGGATAGGGTGCAGGGCGAATAGAGTTACTCGATTCATAGTCGTACCTCACAAACAAGTCTGCGTCTAGGGTCGACTCTGGTGCGTAGTTGATGTTGACCCGCTGCATGTGTTTGCGAACTCCGGGGTCGCCCATGCTCAAGTCAGGACTTCTGTACTTGGCGTTAATTAAGGCACCATCAAATGTATTGCTTCGTTCCTGCCTGTATATAAAGCCGTCGAAGCCACCATGTATGGCTACCACATCCCCCGCCTCAACTACCGTGTCTGCACAAGCAGGACGAATACCCTTCATAGTTGAGAACTCAAACGCCTGTCCCTTCATAACACAGATAGCCCCTAGTGAAGATGTCTGTGCCTGTCCCTCTTTTGAGAAGAAGATACGGTACTGGGTTTTGTCGGGTATGACTAGGGAAACAAACGCTTCCGCATTAGTCAAGTTATCCCTAAACAACTGCTGAACGTTGGTGCTTATGGTACCCAACTCAACGTCACCAATACGGGCTGTACCAGCAACAGTACGCAAGCCATCCGGCCCCAAGAACACCAAGTCACCAGCAAATTCCAAGATGGTAAAGCCGTTTACACACCCAATGTTTCTAGTGACAGGAACAATTGTAAAGTCACTAAGCGAACTGCCGCCTAACTTAAATATCCTGTTCTCACAGAAGATAAACAAGTCACCCCGGAAAGCCCTCAAGCCAACAATCGTGTCGTCAACTTTGATACTTCCGGCACCGTCCGAAGCGTTAAAACCATCTTCATCGAAGGGTTCGCTAAACACTATTTCTTGGGGTGTAGAAGACATGCCAGAGTAGAACATGTGGTTCTTAAAAGCAGCAATATGCTTTGCACCAGCTACGGCACTGCTACTAACATCTGCTGCGGCAAGAGACGTATTAAATATTGTAGGAGCGTTGGCTTGGTCAACGACTATGATTTTTTCGTTGCCGTCAAAGTTATATCGCTCAAAATTGTAACGGGCCGCGCTTGTTCTTCCGGTGTCTCTTGCGGTCCAAGTTTCAGAAACGACATCGTTAACCCCGTGGGCTGCTGCTGTTGTACTGCTTGCTGCCCTTGTTACTCCTGTGAATGTAGTTGAAGTAACCCCAGTGTATGTGAATATTTCAGAATTTATCTGTATTGTTCCGCTGGAACTAAACCCAGTGGTACTATCGATGCCTATTATGCCAGAGCCTGTCATGGCAGTTGATGCAGATAGGGCTGCTGATAATTCTGTTGATGCAGAACTAAATATTTTTTCTCCTCGTGCCGCTAACACAAAGTTATTGAACTGAGTAGACATGAGAACAGCTTCGGTAGAGTTGTTTGTTTCTGGAACAATCTGATTTACAAAGGGGCGAAATCCCAGCATTCTTTTGTAACCGCCACCAACGTCAGGCTCGAAGTTTTCCAACTCAAGAGCTTGTCCCGGCTGCATAATAAAGGTAGACCTGTTCAATACCAAGCCGCCCTCGCAGTTGAAAGAAAGGGGGCTTACCCCCTGCAGTTCTAAATCTGGCATGTTAAACTGCTCTCATATAGTTTTTTCTATTTAGCAACTCGACTCGCATACGCTTCAGGCCATCCTCATATTCTTTCAAAGCAAACTGAGCAGTTTGGGTGTCAGAACGGAACATGTAGGTGTAGTACTTTGAACGAGCATTGATAACTGGCTCAAAACGTTCTGGTATGATGGATGTGTCCGTTGACGCCGACAACGCAGATGATGCGACGTAGAAGTCAAATTTCAAACTGCGATTGCTGGTGTCAGGTATGGGTGTCAAGCCTATTTCGTTATTGTATGTTGTGTAAACATACTCTGGGTCACCAAACTTATCAATGTCAGGGCGGGAGTCTCTTTCTCTAAATCTTTCACTGTACTCTTCGTAAGACAAGTATTTTAAGGGTATAGAAGTTGCAGACTCACTCAACTCAACTAACTTTACAAATGCTGCAGCCCCTGCTGCTTCTGTGAAGCTAACAAAGTGGCTGGTTGCGGTAGCTGTAAATACTGTTTCCGTGAGAAGTATCTCGTTTCCACTACTAATTGTTAGTGTAGAAGACTTTGTTTGTGACCCGCCTGAACTTGTTCCAATTTCTAAAGTAAGCGTTGCCCCACTCGTTTGAGTTAATATTGTATAAGACCTGCCTACAATCAAATCATCTACTTGTTGCGTTGCTTCTGCACTGGTAAGAAGAAGAGTGTTACCAAATTTAGAACTTGCTGCAGGAGTTCCACTCACTGTGGTCCACCCTGTTATACTGGCAGAACCTGCAACTTCATATGTACCATTAGTTATGTAATTCTTAGGCTGCAGTATCATGTTGTCATAGTCTACGTATTTTAGAGTAGACGATATGGACTCGTAGCTGTAAAGAGACTTACCTGCAATAACGTCAATTGA